GTGATTACCAAGTTGAAGCAGTTAAGACTGCATTAGATAAAGAACGTACATTGCTGTTGTCACCAACAGCTTCAGGTAAGTCGTTCATAATCTATACAACGTTAAGGTGGCATCTTCAACACAATAGAAAATGTATCATTATAGTTCCAACAACATCTCTTGTTGAGCAACTGTATGCTGATTTTGAAGATTACTCTAGTGCCAATGGATGGAAGACTAGCTCTTACTGTCAAAAACTCTACTCTGGTTTCACTAAAGACTTTACCAAAGATGTATTGATTACTACATGGCAGTCAATATACCTGCAGCCAAAATCTTGGTTTAAAAACTTCGATGTAATCTTTGGAGATGAAGCACATCAGTTTAAAGCAAAGTCTCTTACTACTGTCATGGAAAAATTAGACACAGTAAGATACAGAGTTGGAACCACTGGAACGTTGGACAATAAAAAGATACACCGTCTTGTTCTTGAAGGTATATTTGGTCCAGTGCATCGTGTCACTACTACAAAGCAACTTATGGACAGTGATCGTTTAGCAAAGCTAAAGATTATGTGCGTGGTATTAAAGTATGATGAGGTGACTCGTAAAGCTAATAAGAACATGCAGTACCAAGAAGAAATGGACTTCATCGTACAGCATCCGCACCGCAATAGATTCATTCGTAACCTAGCTATAAATAGTAGTGGAAACACCTTAGTGCTTTTCCAGTATGTAGAGAAGCATGGAAAAGTTTTACATGAGATGATCAAAGACAAAGCTCACGCTAAACGTAAAATCTTTTTCGTGTATGGTGGAACTGAGACAGCTGATCGTGAATCAATTAGACATATCACCGAAGGCGAAAGTGATGCAATCATCATAGCATCTTACGGAACTTTTTCTACAGGTATTAACATACCTTCTATTGAGAACGTAATATTTGCATCACCAAGCAAGAGTAAAATTAGAAACCTACAAAGTATTGGTCGTGGCTTGAGACTTAACAATGGAAAGACGCATTGTAACTTATATGATCTTGCCGATGATCTACATTGGAAGTCATGGAAGAATCATACATTAAATCATGCAGCTGAAAGATACAAAGTCTATGCCGAAGAACAATTTGAAATAAAAGTGGTAGAGGTAGACCTATGAACGAAGAAACTAAATACGTAGTAGTAAAGCTAGTGTCAGGAGAAAACGTTATGTCTATCCTAGACTATGAGAATTCGGATCTTCTTGAGTTGAAGTATCCGATGTTGATTCGTTCTATACAAACGTTTGATGGTGGAGTCGGTAAAGAGCATATGATTGCTACACCATTCTGCCCATTTGCAGCAGATGACTACTTTACGATAGAAAGAAAAGATGTTATGTTTGTAAAAGAGTTACACCAAGCATTAGTGCCTAACTACTTAAATCTGCTAAAGAATCACGAACAAGTGCTTGTTAAAAGAAATCATGATGGCTCTGTATCAAAGCTAGATAAACCAGCAACAACAGTAGATGAATTCAAAGAAAAGGTAGACAAACTTGCAATGATTTTGGGAATCGATACGCAGGAACCAGAGAGAGATACATTCTTCGTTGAAGGATCAGATAGTATTAACTAATGTAATCATCATAAGGGAACATAGCTATTTTACTGCTGTGTCAAATAAAAGTCAAGTAAATTTTCTTTGCAAAATGCATTTAAGATAAACTTGACTTTTTTTCATATAACGTGTATACTTACACCATGACACAAGAAAAACAAAGGACTCCATGGCACAATACGTTAACAACGCTGATTTTTTACAAGCCCTAAAGGATTATAAACTCCAAGTTAAAGATGCCGAAGAACAGGGAAAAGAAAAGCCTATTCTTAGCAACTACATTGGAGAGTGTATTCTTAAAATCGCAACGCACTTATCTTACAAACCAAACTTCATCAACTACACGTATCGTGACGATATGATTCTTGATGGTATTGAAAATTGTATTGAGTACATTGATAACTTTGATCCCGACAAGGGTAGCAATCCATTTGCATACTTTACTCAAATTATTTACTATGCTTTTTTGCGAAGAATTCAAAAAGAAAAGAAACACTCTTACATCAAACATAAGTTGATTCAAGAGATGCCATTTGATATGTTTGATACCCAAGACCAAGACGATGACATGCACATGAAGAACTTGTATAATGATTACATGCAACCAACTCAAAACTTTGAAATGTTTGAATCAAAGAAGAAAGTAAAGAAAGTTGCAGCTGCTCCACTTGATAATTTTATAGGTGAACCCGATGGCGAACTCAATAGATAAATTGCTTGCAGATTTACGTTCAGGCACTAGACCAGCGATTTCTCGAAGAGGTATTAGTACAGCAGCTGGACGCAAGGTGCGCAACATAGCAAAAGGATCAACTAGACTTCTCAAGAGATTTACTTGGGACTCTACAGACAACATGTTTAATTTGAAAGATATTATGGAAGATAAAAAGATATTTCTCGGTGTTTCTGATTTCGATGACTTGATCACATCTCAGATCTTAGATCAAAGAGTTGCTCTCGGCAAACAAACTATTCATCGTGAAACTACAGTTTTGTGTAACAGACAAAAGTGGGCATCTTGGGCAGAAGATCAATTTATAACTTGCTTGTTTGTACAAAGCAGTTCCTCTAATGGGTTTGTTATATTCAAAGAAGAATTAAACTACATTACATACAGTGTTAACTCTAACTCTACCACCGTTAGAGCTTTTGGTGATACTGAATTTGCAGAATCTATCATTGATCTAGTTGAGAATCATTTCGATGTCGTTACTTCTTACATCGAATGGATCTATTCTTCTGATGGTAATTCTGTTAACGTTCCACTAAATCGTGATAGAATGCCTTGCGAAGAGATGTATCCATTCTTGAATGGTGAGACTCTTGGATCTTACTACGAGCGTTATATGGAATCTTCAGCAAATATTTTATTGCTGATCGGTCCACCTGGAACTGGCAAGACAACATTCATTCGGGGACTGTTGGCTCATACAAATTCTAGCGCCATGGTAACCTATGACGCCACTATCCTTGAAAAGGATTATCTCTTTGCACGGTTTATTGAAGACGACGCCAGCGTTATGGTTTTGGAAGACAGCGATGCTTTCTTGAAGCCAAGAACAGATGGTAATACTATGATGCACCGTTTCCTTAACGTTGGTGATGGTCTCGTGACTACAAAGGGTAAGAAGATGATCTTCTCTACTAATCTCCCAAGCATCCGTGATATTGACTCTGCTCTTGTTCGTCCAGGTCGTTGCTTTGATATCTTATCATTTGATAATCTAAAGGTTGAACAAGCACAAGCCCTGGCAGATAAACTCGAAGTTAAACTTCCAGTTCGTCCACGTGGTAAAGAAGCTGAACGTTACACTATTGCAGAAGTGTTCAATGAACAAACCCGCAACATGGAAAAATCTATTACCAATAGAAAGATGGGGTTTATTTGAATATGAAAGTAGCAATCATAACTGATCAGCATTTTGGTGCAAGGAATGATAGCGTTGCTTTCCTAGACTTCTTTCAAAAGTTTTATGATAATATCTTTTTCCCTACATTAGATAGGGAAGGTATTACCACTGTATTGATTCTTGGTGATACGTTTGATCGACGCAAGTATATTAACTTTTATTCTTTGCATCGTGCACGTGAGATGTTTTTCGATAAGTTGATGGAGCGAGGAATTCGTGTTCATATGCTTGCTGGAAACCACGACACTTACTATAAAAATACTAATGAAGTTAACTCTCCAGAGTTGATCTTAGCTGAGTATTCTAACATCGATGTTATTAGTTCTCCTGAAACAATTTATGTAGATGGTGTTCCTATCTGTATGGTTCCATGGATTTGTCCAGATAATTATCAACAAAGTTTAGATACATTAAACAACACTAACGCTGAACTATGCATGGGGCATCTTGAGATCGCAGGGTTCTCAATGTATAGAGGAATGGAAAGCCATGAAGGATTTTCTAAAGACATTTTCAAGAAGTTTGATCTTGTCTTTTCTGGTCATTATCACCACCGTAGTAACGATAGTCATATTTACTATCTCGGAAATCCCTATGAACTTACATGGCAGGACTATAACGATCCCAGAGGGTTTCATCTGTTCGACTTACAAACAAGACAGCTTGAATTCGTTCACAATAGTTATACGATGTTCGCCAGACTCGAGTACGACGATAAAGAGCAAGACCCCATCGACCTCGACGCTTACGATTTAAACGATTGTTATGTGAGATTAGTTGTAACTAATAAGACTGACTATTATAAATTTGATAAGTTTGTTCAGAAGTTGTATACTAAAGGTTGTCATGAAATAAAAATCATTGAAGACTTATCAGAATTTGGTGACGGTGAACTTGGTGAGGAAATAAATTTAGAAGATACAGTATCTGTTCTTTCTAATTATATTGATTCTCTTAACACTGACGTTGACAAAGAACAAATTAAAAATTTCTTGAAGAGTCTTCATACAGAAGCTATTAATACGGAGGTCGTTTGATTATATTCAAGTCTATAACTTGGCAAAACTTTTTATCTACAGGCAACTCGCCCAATACTGTTTTATTGGATAGGTCTACTACGACTCTTATCATCGGTAAGAATGGTGAAGGTAAGTCTACTATTCTTGATGCTCTCTGCTTTGCCTTATTCGGCAAGCCTTTCCGCAATATCAATAAAGGTCAATTGATCAATTCAATCAATGGCAAGGGATGTCTAGTCACTATTGAATTTTCTATTTCTGGTAAAGAGTATCGAGTAGTTCGAGGTATCAAGCCTAATGTGTTTCAGATTTATGTCAATGACGAATTAATGAATCAAGATGCAGCAGCACGTGATTACCAGAAGGTTCTTGAGCAGCAAATTATTCGTCTAAACTATAAGACATTTACACAAGTTGTTATTCTTGGTAGCGCATCGTTTGTTCCATTCATGCAACTAACTTCATACCAACGTCGTGAAGTTATTGAAGATATATTGGATATTCGTATTTTCTCTACCATGAATCAGTTGTTGAAAGAAAAAGCTAATGAGACAAAGGCGAGTATTACACGCATCGAAAATGAAGTTTCTGTGGCGAAACTGGCGGTGGAAGGACAGACAACTCTCATTAACACTCTTAAAACTGCCAAGTCAGAAGCTATTGAATCGTTACTATCTAAAGTCGAAAATAATAACTCAGAAATACAGCGAAGCGAAAGTTCGGTGGCTACAACACTTGCTAAGATTACCACACTACAATCACGAGTTGCGAAGAAGGGTAAAGTCGATAACGACATTGAAGAAGCGAAGGGGTGGAAAACTAAATTGCTTTCCAAAGTCGAGCAATGGAACCATGAGGCACAATTCTTCAATGAGAATAGTATTTGCCCATCCTGCACGCAGGGTATACCACATGAGCATAAGGAAAGTGTTTTACACGAATTGAATGCTAAAATTGAATCTGAGAATCAACGTTTAACTGAACTGGAAGATATCCACCATAAACTAAATGCTGATCTTTCTTTAATGAATACTATTCTTTCTGAGATTACTGATTTGAATATATCTGTTTCTACATATAATGCAAACATTACTATGTTGAATCGAATGAATAAAGAATTAGTTACGGAGATTGAAAGTCATAAAGCAGATACGCATAATGTCGATGAAGAGAAACGTAAGTTAAAAGAGTTGGCACAAAATGCTTTAGAAAAGATTAAGACTAAAACTCAATTATTAGAAACTAGAAACCTCGAGGATGTGGCTTCTTCTTTACTTAAAGATACTGGTATTAAGACTGCCATTATTCGTGAGTATCTTCCGATTATGAATAAG